AAAAAGGATCAAAGAGGTACAATGGGCGCTGAATGCTGCCCGGAAGGAAAATAATAGATCTAAAGCCGCAAGCGTTATTGATGCCCCAGCAGTGAATCAACCAAAGGTTCAGCCGCTTGATCCCAAGCTGGTTGCCAAGTCATTGAAAGATGCACAGTCACTGACCAGCCAGCTGGAAACTGCATTTGACGACACCTTTACCCGCACAGCCGATAAATATACATCCACCTGGCAGCAGCTGGTAGTCACACACGGTGCAGGATCCGCACAGGTCAGGCATCTTGAAACCGCATATCAGGCATGGCTGGATACAACCTGGAACAAAGAGCAGGCCAAGGATGATGCCCGTGCCCAGAAGAAAACAGCTGCAGAGCAATCCAGGGTTGATAATGTAATACAGTTACAGCAGGCGAAATACGAACGGCTTAATCAGTCGGCTGCCGAAGCAATGGCCGGTGATGATGAACGTGCTCTGATCAAGCTGGATCGAGACCTGCAGAAGATGGCCGATGAGCGTCAGCGCCTGATTGATCAAGGCTTGTGGAGAGAGACGCTTGATGCCGACTATGACCAGGCACGCATTGATCGCGCACAGATCACCGCACTTAAGCTGGAGCGAAGCAATCGGGAAAGCCGCGATCGCGAAGCGGCAGCTATTGAAGAAGACAGGAATAATGGGCTGGCGTTACAGAGTTCGTTTTCCCAGCTGTATCAGAATGCATCAAGCGCCAATCTTGGCGCTCTATTCAAGCAACTTGAGGGCTTCCAAAAATCTTCAGTTGGCTTTGAAAAAATGGGCGCTAAACAGAAGCTTAGCGTTGTGCAAAGCGGTCTTTCAGCCGTTTCTGGACTTATGGCAAGCCATAACCGTACCCAGTTCGAGCTTGGTAAAGCCGCAGCTATGGGAAATGCTCTCGTGAGTACAGCTGCAGGTGCTGCAAAGGCGCTTGAGTGGGGATTCCCACTAGGGCCAATCTTTGCCGGTATTATCGGGCTGGCTGGTGCCGCACAAATGGCCTCTATTTCATCCGCTAAAATGGGATCCAGTCAAGCCGTTGCGACATCAAGCCCATCATTTTCACCAGGGGCATCAAATGTTATTCCAATCAACCCAAGCAGCGGCGTACCGCAACAGCAACAACAACCCCAGCAACCACAAACGCACCTGACGGTGGTCGTGAATGGTGCCGTATCACTGGACCAAATATTAAATGAACATGTGCCGACAGCATTGCAGAATCAGGTGTTAAACAATGATCTACTATTAATTGATCCGCGTAGCCGTAACGCGCAAGCGATCCAGTTGCAAGCATGAGAGGCTTAATCCGATATACATCAACGATAGCAGGGGCCCCCGTACAGGGGTTCTATCAATCTGCCAATCCATACGGCGCAACAGCCACACCGTGGGCAACGGTCACGGCGGCAGTCGGCCAGCAGATAGATGTTTATCTGCCCTATTACATGTCGCATAAAGAGATGTCACCGCGCGATAATCTGGCGATTGCCGAGTCAAAATCAGGCGTGGCACAATCGAGCTGGTACGGATCGATAGAAGGTCGGAGCATTGTGCTTGGTTACGTCGATGAAATCCGCGAGGCGGGGAAGGACAACCCACGCGCCCATCTGGATGCTATCGCAAAAGCAGCTGGACGCGGCGTTGTGATGCAGTGGTTCCCTGATTATGATGTATACCCCAATGAGTACTTCTCTGTTCGAGTAAAACGCTTTGCCCCCAGTCGTAAAAAAAACAGCAATACTTGGACGTTCCGATTTGATCTGACCATACAGCAGACACAGCAGTTCCCGTCAACTGTGCCGGCGTTTGTCTGATGCAGACATTGACACCAAATCATCAAGCGGCATCACAGAGTGCAACCACTGCGCCGCTTTTCGTTATGGAGATCATGTTTGCCAACGGAAAGCACGGCATTGAGAATGTAAATGACGTGTATATCGGTTCTGCTGATATATCAGATATAATCAACTTTCCGTACCCGGAACGGTATTATCCATTGCTTGATGCGGGAAAGATAACCGGCATTTCTCAATCGGTGGATGCAATCAACGGCGTATCGACGATTGGTAACATCACGGCAACAGTGATTGATACCAACAACTATTTTTCGGATATTGTGCAGGCGGCAGACACGGCAGGGCATGGGCTAAAACGTCAGTTATGCCAAATGTACAGACTGGAGCGCGGTCTTGACTGGGCTGACAGACTGAAAATAGCGACGATGCATGTTAGTGGTCTTCGGCTGAATCAGGACGGCAGCAGCTATGCGCTGACCATTGCCGACACACAGCACACTATTAGAATGACTGTCTGCCAGCCATTCCAGACTGCTTTGGGTGCCGATGTGCCACTGGGTGATACAGCATCGGGTGGCGTGCAAGTACTGACCGCTACAAACTTGCAGATGGTAACCAGTGCGCACTACGGCACAGTTGGATTTATCAAAATAAACTCTGAAATCATGCGTTATACAGCCGTGACCGGCAATATACTGACAGTTGGCGCGGCTGATCGTGGGCTATTCGGCACCGTCGAAAAGACGCACAAGATGTCTGATCAAGTGGATGAAATCATCGTCATGCGCGGCAACCCGATTGTCCTGGCGCTGAAAATGTTGACCAGTACCGGCGCGGGCACAAACGGCGCATGGGATAGCTGGCCAAAGCATTGGGGTATTGGACTTGATGCCGCCCTGGACATTAACACGCCGGAATGGTTGCAGGTAGGCCAACAGATTGTCGGGCTGGACACCTTGGCAGAGTCGGACGGTATGCAGTTCGAATTTGTCATTGATAAATCATTCGAGGCGAAGGCGTGGATAGAAAAAGAGATACTGCAACATATCGGCGCGTTTGGCTTCGTCCACGGCGATGGTCGCTATGGCATTAAAGCATACAACGACTTGGGCAACATAGACAAAGCAGCAGCCGACCGGCATCTGACTATTGATGACTGCGTTTCATGGAGCGCGCTGAATTACGATTACACCAAGATCGTCAACAGTATCGATCTGCAATATGACCGCTGGCCTAAATATGGCGGGAAATTCATCCGGCGAACCTATTTCAGAGACCAAGTCTCTATCGACAAATGGGGCAGATCCAAGACACTGAAATTAAACACCGAAGGGCTGGTGCCGATGGTAATATCAGCGTCCGCACTATATCAACGAAATCACTTATGGATGAGCAGATATAGCCGCCCACCACTACGCATAGATGTTGAGCTATTGCCTAGGCATTTTGACCTTGAGATTGGCGACATTGTGCGGCTCACGTTGCCAATGCGTGACCTGCTGACCGGCGCGGACATGGATCGAGCGTACGAGGTGCTGAGTGAAGGGATAAACACAGCCGCAGGCACACCGCGCTTCTCTCTGGTGGCGCAGCCGGAGAAGGTGACGTTGTGGACAGGCGAGGAGGTCAATCCTCCGTTACTTGCAGCATCCGCTTTTCATGTAGGCACTCAAATCAATTGGGACGGGCTAGGCGGTGCTCAAGTGGTCAGCGTCAATACAGGCCTACCAGCTGGCGACTGGTGGGTGAACGGTGCATTTACCGTTGCGCTCGGCGTAACCCTGACCATATCTGCCAATACCCGCCTGTTTGTTGACGGCGATTTTACCGTCGACGGCACAATTTACGGCGTAGGCAATGGACTTCCCGGTGCAGCGCGCGCCTATTCACCTGACATCGCAACACCATCTGACGCATATTTCAACAAAGCGATTTTCAGCGTTGCGCGGAATGCAACTACGTCCGGATGGGTTGGCAAAGGCGGACAAGGCGGTCTGTTGTGGTCACGTTATGGCGATACAAGTCTGGGTCTGTTTACGTTCGTGCCGGCATCGAACTGGGTAGGCGTGGCGCGTGGCGTCCGGGCAACTACTGCAGTACCGATACTGAATAGCATGCCGTCTACGATTAATGCATTTCCGGGCGGCGTTGACGGCACCGGGGCTTGGACAAGTATCCAAGGTCTGCCGCCCTTATTGGCCGGAGGGGGAGGTGGCTCGGGTGTACCTGTTCGTCATACAGCACCCGGCCATTACGGCGGTGCAGGCGGTGCAGGCGGCGCTGGTCTGCTTGTCGTGGCGCGTGCTGTCTATGTCACCATAGGCACGATTGACCTGACCGGCGGCGTGGCCGAAGTCGGCGGTGCATCAGCAGCTTGGAATTATGAGTATTACGGCACATGGCTGGACACCGGCAATTCCGGCGGCGGCGGTGGTGGCGGTGGTGGCTCATGCGTGCTGTTGGCAGAGCGCGACGCCTACGGCCTACCGAATCTTGTTGTCGATACAGCCCGAGTCCATACTGATGGCGGCGCAGGTGCGGCCGGCGATCCAACGCGCAATTATTACGATGATGATATCCCCGCATACATCGGCTTAACTGGCTCGCGGGGCGCACTAATCACACAAGTAATCGGATAAAGGAGCAGAACATGGCAATAGTAGGATTGAAAGTACCAACACACACCAGCGCAACACTCGGCCCCGTTGTCTTTGCTGACCTGAAAGCAGACATGGCGCTAATCGAGTCAAGCAACAACGACATTGAAACGCGGCAACTGGCGATAGACCCCATTGCATTGAATAGCTCAGCAATCTCGGCGGCACAACTGTCAGCCGCAACTGATGCGCAAACGGCGCAAGCGGCAGCCACGGCATCGCAAGCATCATCTGTGGCTGCTATTGCAGCCAGCACAGCAGCCGAGGTGGCCAAGACTGCCGCTGAGGCAGCAGAGGCGAATGCTGCAGCGGTGGTCTCCGGTGGTACGGCCTCCACAGTCCCGGCCCCGGGCCTTATCCCACTGGCTCGGGGGGATGGCTCCATCGACCCGCTATGGTTGGGTGCTGCATTTCAATACACATATAAGACGAACTGGATAGGCGCCGCTGGTCAGCGTGGCTTTGGTGTTGGAATATGCCCGTCTAACCTGCCGGCCGGCATGGTCGAGTTGGTAGGCACGCGGGATATCAAACACGATAACTACGGCAACTATCAATACAGCGACGGTTCAATCATGATCTGGATGCCGGCATTTTATTATATGTTCGGCAATGGTACGAATCGCGCACTTAATACTATAGACGTGATGCCATTCGATGCGTACCCGGACTACGCGGCGGCAAACGCTGCTGGCTACGCGCTACACCGAGCGTTCTATGACGGCGGCGTCATTCAGTCGGGCGTATTCGTCGATAAATACCAGTGCAGTAATAACGGCGGCATTGCATCATCCATCAAAAATGGCAATCCGTTATCGACGTCCGCCGCTCATAACCCAATTGGCGCACTGGTCAATGCGCCAGCAAACAATTATGGCGGCGCCATTCTCGCGCCGAAATCGCGCGGCGCTGCGTTTTTCTGCAATACGCGCTTCATCTACTCGGCACTCGCTATGCTATCCCTGGCACATGCCCAGGCATCAACAGCAAGTACATGGTGTGCATGGTATGATGTAGCTGGTGTCAAAAATTATCCGAAGGGCTGCAATAACAACGCTCTTGGCGATACAAATGATGCAGCGATTGCATATGTATCGGATGGATATTCCAATGCAGGAAAAACAGGCTCGGCGGCGTTGTTTTCGCGAACAACGCACAACGGTCAAAACTGTGGCGTTGCAGACCTCAATGGCAATATGTGGGAAGTCAACCCGGGCATTACCAGTGATGGCACTAATTACTACATATTAAATACTGCAACGCGTATGCGCGACGTCACCGGTGGTAACACATTGGCCGCGGATTTGTTCGGCGCCACTGGCATAGCAGCGCTATACGCGAGTCTTGGCACCACATACGGAGCGCTATGGGCCACAGGCGCAAATCGGGCGATTCCGATGGGCAGCTCAACGCTGCAGTCATTATCTGAGGCCGCCAGCGGCAATGCCTGGAACGCCGCCGGTGCAGGAGTACCGCTCACGACCGGCGGTTCAAACGCGTTTGGCAATGACTACCTGTGGGATTACAAGTTGGCTGAGTTGTGCCCGATCGCGGGCGGTAGCTGGACCAATGGCGGTACCGCCGGGGTGTGGGCGTTGTATCTCGACGCTGTGCGGGACCGCTCGGACGCCCATGTGGGCTTTCGCGCGGCCTTGTATCTTTGAGCGATTGAGCGATAGCGATATGAGCGGTTGCCGATGATGGGTATGCATGATGAAGCGAGGATGGATCGTAAATTCACGGAATTTGCGAAGCTGATGAATATCCATCTTAACCATTTCCCTAAGCATGAAAAATATGGCCTTGCGCTTGAAATTCGCAGGGCGGCGTATGAAGTGTATGGTTATATTGTTGAGGCACAAAAGCGATATCACAAGAAAACAACGCTAACGAATCTGGATATCAGGCATGAGCAGTTGCGCATGCTGATCAGGCTGGCCAATAGCCTGGGGTATTTCGAATTCAAAGCGGGCAAGATATCTGATAAGTCGCCAGCGTCAATGGCAGAGCATCGCTATATTGCCCTGTCAGGGCTGGTTGACGAGCTGGGTAAAATGATTGGTGGGTGGATTACAAGCACCCGCCAACGGGAAGCGTCTTAATATGTGCCCGATCGCGAGCGGTAACTGGAACAATGGCGGTACCGCCGGGGTGTGGGCGTTGAATCTCAACAATGTGCGAGCCAACTCGAACAACAATGTGGGCTTTCGCGCGGACTCGATTTCACCTCACGGATCTGATGATCGCAGTGGAATCAAGGGAGACGCTTTCCGGCGCGTGGGTAGTTCCACGGCGAAATCTGCATGCTTCCATCATGCTGGTAGGTCTGCCTGCAGATTCGAAGGTCTGATGTTATGAAGCGCATAGGTCATTTGTACGATACAGCATTCACCCGAGATGCGTTGTTGGATGCATACCACGCTGCAGCAACACACAAGCAAGGCAAGCGGGCTTGTTTTAACTTTGAGCGGCGGCTGGCTTACAATATGGAGGCGCTGCATTCAGAGCTAATGGACGGATCGTATGCCCCACAATCGTATTATACGTTTCTTGTGCATGAGCCAAAGAGCAGGGTGATTTATGCGCCGGCGTTTCGCGATCTTGTTGTTCAACACGCGGTGTATGCTATAGCCAACCCGATCTTTAATGCGACATTCATCGATCAGTCTTTCGCGTGTCGAAAAGGCATGGGGACGCATAAGGCTGCTGATTATGCGCAGGCAGCGTTGCGAGCTGTGCCACGCGATAGCTACACCCTCAAAACAGATGTGCGCAAATTCTTCTATCGTATTGATAGAGACATGCTAAGAGGGATGATTGAGCGTAAGATTAAAGATGGCAGGTTTGTTGATCTTATGATGGCTTTTGCCGATCACGGCGAACCGGTTGGCATACCAATTGGCAATCTGCTATCTCAGCTTTATGCACTGATTTATCTCAACCCGATGGATCATTTTGTGAAGCGCGAGCTAAAGGTGGAGCTGTACTGCCGGTATGTTGACGATGCTGTGTTCTTTGGACTCACAAAAGGTGAGTGCATCGATGCAAAAAACAGAATCGAAGAGTTTCTGGCAACGCTTAATCTTGAGCTATCTTACTACACCATCGCACCGGTCAAAAAAGGGGTCAATTTTGTCGGCTATCGCACCTGGTCAAGTCGTCGATTCATCCGAAAGCATAGCCTGTATAAATTCAGAAAAGCACTAAAAAAAGGAAGCATCCAAAGTACAGTATCCATCCTTGGCCACGCGCGGAATACCAGCTCATTCCGGCATATGCTGGGACAAATAACAAAGGAGCAATATTATGAAAATCATTGCCTACAAAAAAAATATCACCAGATTAACCACGACCTCACTGGCTTTGCCAGTTGATGTATACGGTCAATTCATCGGCACCGAACTAGCTACCCTCAGCGATGGGCTGACATATGTAAGCATGCCAGCAGTAGCGGTCTTACCACCGCAACCAAAAGAGATATCCTTAAGTGTAAAAGAGATCACATTGTCGCCGGCGCTGGCTTCTGAGCTCAAGACGGCATCACCACACGTTGCATTAATCAACGAGCGTGTTCATGACCGTATCCGTACGCAGTACACGCTTGACGATGAGCTGAAGCTGGCCCGTATATCAATCGGCGCACTGCAGAATATATATACCCCATCAACTTCAGATCTTCAGGCTGCTTCCGAGTATCAAATCGCAGTTGAGTCCGCCCGTATATGGGGTCGGGCTGAAAAAGCTAAACTTGGATTATAGTCAAGTGAGGTAGCTTGCGACAGGTCGCTATCTGTAATCCCATTTCACATTGTGTAATTTGTCGATATCATGATTATCGCGCATTTGACCTACAATTTATCGCGCGCCGCGTCA